ATTATATTAGGAGCCAAATAAAAGAGGCTTACGGCCTCCCCTCGAAAATGGCTACTGTTAAGCGATTGTGTTTTTGTGTTTGGACAGAAGCGGAAAATCCGGCAATTTCGCGCGACGCATGGGAAGCGTGCAAGGATAAAGATTATCCTCTAGAAATTTTACAAAATCGCCGTTGCTGGGGTGGATTAGATTTGTCTGCCGTTCACGATCTAACTGCATTTGCATTAATGTTCGAACCATCTGAAGCCGATCCTTACTGGCGACTTAAGGTATGGTTCTGGCTTCCCGGCGTCGAACTTAAAAAAAAAGAAGACCAAGACCACGTGCCATATATCGCGTGGCGGGACGCTGGTTACATTAACGCCGTGCCACGCAAAACCATAGAATATGACTTTGTCGTGAAAGATATTTTTGAAATTTGTAATAAGTTTAGTGTGCAGAAAATCGCCTTTGACCGCGCTTATGTCGAGAAATATTTTTTGCCCGCGTTAGACAGAAGCGGATATCAATTACCGGAAATAATGCCTTTCGGGCAGGGATATTTATCGATGGGGCCGGCGGTAAAAGTGTTTGAAAAAAAACTTATCGGCGAAACATTACGACATGATGGTAATCCATGCCTGACGTGGAATGCCGCGTGCGTAGTGGCGGAGGCGAATGCTGCAGGCGATATAAAATATTCTAAAAATAAAGCAACGGGTCGGATTGACGGAATAATTGCGGCTGTAATGGCTTGTGGAATTCTGGAAGAAGTAAAAACAGCATCTGTTTACGATAGTAAAACAAAAGATGAAATAAGAAAAAGCTTACTGGGGCAGGCTTAGTTATGGAAAAACAACTTTACAGAGTTGACGAGGTGGCGCAATATTTTGACGTTTCGAAAAGGAGAGATAGTGCCTATGGCGGATTTTTGCTTAACTTGCCTGGCAAGAGGTGTTTGCGAATCAATTTGTCCAGAGCTCAAATTACATCTGCGGGAAATTGAAGTAAAACAAAAAGAGCTTCCTATTCGCTTCCCCCGGCGTGGCCGGGTGGAGTGGGCGCCGCCGCCCACTAAGTTGACGAAAAGAGAACGGGAAATCGTTACGCTTTTTGGGAAGGGGCTCTCGCGGTCTGAAACGTGCGAACTACTTAAAATAACAAAAAAAACGCTTCGCAATAATCTCGCCAAAATAAAAAAGAAGCATGAAAAATAGGGACGCTTTTTACTCTTTGTAGAGAGGTAATTTTATTACCTACTCGCGAACTGGCGTTCCAGTGAGGGCTGCAATTAACTTAGGGAAACAAAAAAGCAGGGGCGGGGGTTTTTTTTGCAAAATAGACGCTTTTTTCAAAACTTGAAATCGCACATCAATCTTGATGTTCGAGACATTTTTCTTTTTGGCGGCCTTTTGCTTTTTGGTTACGGACTATATCTTTTGCGACCGTGGCTTTGTTTCACAATTTGCGGCTTGATTTTTATGCTCTTTGCTTTTTTTTTACGGAGTAACAAATGAGTTTTGTATCGCGCTTGCGACCCAAGGCACGTTCATCTCGCGAGTTGCAGGAATTTATTTTAGGCGTTTCGGGCGGCTCTACTTCTAGCGGGATCAGCGTAACTTCCGACAACGCGACAAAATCAGCAATTGTTTTTGCCTGTGTGAATATTCTTTCACGGGCTTTTTCTCAACTGCCCTGCCACCTTATGCAGCAAAACGGCAAGGACAAAAAAAAAGCAACAGAACACCCGCTCTACTTTTTACTGCATGATCAACCGAACGAGTGGATGACCGCGCCAGAGTTCTGGGGTATGGCATTAGTTCATCTTCTTTTGCGCGGAAATTTTTTTGCTCTTAAAAATACCCATAAGGGACAGGTGAACGAATTAATCCCGTTGGCTCCGAATGTGGTTCAAGAAGTTAAACAAACTGATTTTTATAAACTGATTTACAAATGCCGTTTTCCCGATGGCTCAATAAAAGAAGTTCAAGGCTCTGACATTCTACATCTTCGCGGCTTATCAACAAACGGCTACATGGGCATGAATCCAATCGAGCAGGTGCGGGAGAGTATCGGATTTTCGTTGGCGGCTCAGGAGTTCGGCGCAAGCTATTTTGGAAACGGAATCCATCCGGGTGTTATTGTTGAACACCCCAGCACACTGAAAGACCCTAAAACATTCACCGATATTTTTATGGAAACATATAGTGGATTGGGTAAGGCGCACAGAGTAATGCTTTTACAAGAAGGAATGAAAGCACAAAAGATTTCGATTAATCCGCAAGACGCACAATTTCTCGAAACGAGGCGTTACCAAAAAAAAGAAATTGTGGACATCTTCTTTTCCCTGCCGCTTTCCATGTTAATGGCGGATGATACCAATCCCACCTTCGCATCCGCCGAACAATTTGGATTATCCTTTGTAATATATTCGCTAATGCCGTGGGCGGTGAATATTGAAAAAGCACTAGCCAGAGATTTGCTCACCCCAGATGAAAGAAAAACACACTACGTAAAATTTAAAATGGACGGGTTGATGCGCGGCGATATGGCAACGCGCTTTGCCGCTTATTCTACGGCAATTGATAAAGAAATTATGAATCCTAATGAAGTCAGGGAGCTTGAAGATTTGAATCCGTATGAGGGCGGTGACGAATATAAAACGCGGACTTCAACAGTAAAAGATATGGGAGGCAAAAATGCTTAAGTACAGAAATATAAAAAACGCTGAGGCAACAGCCAAATTTTGGGGCAAGACCCTAACAAAACAGGAGTGGTATAAAATTGAAGCGGCGGCAAATGATAATACCGAAATTATAGTATATGATGTTATTGGGTGGCCGTTCATTGAGGCCGATGCTTTTGTCCGCGACCTTGCTTCAATCAAGTCAAAAAAAATCACTTTAAGAATTAACTCACCGGGCGGTGATGTTTTTGATGGCGTGGCGATTTTTAACGCGCTAAAAAACAAAGACGCGGAAATTATAACAAGAGTGGAAGGCCTGGCCGCGTCTATTGCTTCCATCATCGCCCTTGCTGGCGATGAAATCCAAATGCACAAATCCGCAATGTATATGATTCACGACCCTTGGGTTTTGGTCGCGGGTAACCAACACGATTTGCGTGACATCGCGGACGTCTTGGCGAAGATTGGCGATAACATGCTCGACATCTACTACGATAAAGTAGGCGGCAAGAAACGCGAACTCAAACAGTTAATGAAGGACGAGACGTGGTTTAAGGCGAGTGAAGCAAAAGAGTTTGGATTAATTGATACGGTTTTAGAAACCGAAAAAAAAGTCAACGCGCTTTTTGACCTCTCTATGTTTGCCAACGCGCCGGAAGAAATCAAAACGGAAATTGAAGGTAGAGACTTAACGCTGCGGGAACTTGAACGTGCCTTGCGGGATGCAGGGGCTTCAAGGTCTTACGCGGCCAGAGTGGCGGCGGGAAGCCGCGATATATCGCGGAGGGATTCCGCGAAAGCTGAGAAATTAGAAACTTTAATTAATTTAATTCGAGGAGGAAAATAAAAATGTCCAAAGACATTAATGTTGTCATTGAAGATTTGGGGCATGCCTTTGAAGAGTTTAAGGCTGAAAACGATAATCGCCTCAAAGAAATCGAAAAAAAAGGCCATGCAGACCCGCTTCTGGCTGAGAAGGTTGAAAAAATAAACGCGGAACTCGACAAAATATCCGCGATGAAAAAAGAACTCGAAGACTTGCAGACCATTATTTCTCGCGGGAAATATCCGGGCGGCGGACAGACTGAGATTGATCGCGCGAAAGCCGAACACAAAGAGGCATTTGAAAAATGGTTCCGGAAAGGTATCGAGGGAAATTTGAAAGAATTGGAGGTTCGCGCTTCTTTATCCAGCTCATCTGATCCGGACGGCGGCTTTACCGTTCCTACAGAAATGAGCAAAGAAATTGACCGCGTTGCTTCAACTATTTCTGTTATGCGCCAGCTCGCAACCGTTGTGAATATTTCTACCGACACTTATGAGAAGCTAGTTAATCAGGGTGGCGCAACCAGCGGCTGGGTAGGAGAAAAAGCATCAAGAACTGAGACGAGCGCTCCGCAACTGGCCAAGATTGCTATCAACACAAAAGAATTTTACGCAAATCCGGCGGCAACTCAAAAACTGCTTGACGACTCTTCCCTAAATATCGAGCAGTGGCTTGCTGATGAAGTGGCTACTGTGTTCAACGAAGCCGAAGGCGATGCGTTTATTAACGGTAACGGTGTAGAAAAACCAAAGGGCATTCTGGGCTATACAACGGTTCCTAACGCTTCTTACGCGTGGGGGAAAATCGGCTTTATTGCAACCGGCGCAAAATCTACTTTTACCGACGTGGATAAGCTGATTGATCTACAACAGGCACTGAAAGCTACCTACCAACCAGGCGCGGTTTTTCTAATGAATACATCAACGCAGGGTACGGTGAGAAAATTCAAAGACGGTGAGGGGAATTACATTTGGCAGTTGGGCTTAAAAGAAGGTGCGCCAAACCTGCTATTAGGAAAGCCTGTGGTCATTGATGATAATATGCCGTCTGTTGCTAGCGATAAATATCCAATCGCCTACGCAAATTTTAAAAGAGCATATTTGATTGTTGATCGCTTTGGTGTTCGCGTTTTGCGTGATCCCTACACAAATAAACCATACATTCACTTTTACACGACAAAGAGAGTTGGCGGCGGAGTTGTGATGTATGAAGCGATTAAACTTTTAAGAGTTGCTAAAAGTTAAAAAGGAGGAAAAACAAAATGAAAGACCTTTACAATAATATTGAAATAGAAACCATAATGGCTCCTATTGCCGTTACGGGTCATACCAGCGATCAAAATATCGATCTTGCCGGTTTTAATTCCGCCGTTATCGTTGTTTCAACGGGCGCGGGGAACATTGACGACCCTAACTATATGTCGCTTCGGATTTCCCACGCCGACGATGATGGAACGGGTTCGGCTGGAGATTATGCTTATGTGGAGGATGGCGATTTGCTTGGCGCTGGTAGCATTACGGACGGCGTACCAGCAACACCGCTCATTGACGACGAAGATACGACCTTTATGGTTGGCTATGTCGGCGGCAAGCGATTTCTCAAAGTTGAACTGGTTGAAAGGGAAGCGGCAACGACTAATGCAGTTATTGGTATTCACATTATTAAAGGCCATCCTCTTGATGTGCCCGCGATAAGTTAAAACCTGTCCTTCGATGGATACTCGCTGGGGCGGTCGATCCTGCCGCCCCAGCGGGGAAACCACAGGATTTAAAAGGAGAAAAAAAATGAGTTATCAATCTAAGGTTTACAGAAAACAAGGTGGAGAGGAATTTGTTGTTGCGGACGGCGGAACTATAACTGTGGAAAGCGGCGGCACGCTTGCACTGGAAAGCGGTAGCGTTCTGAGTATTGCGGATGGAGCGCTGGAAGCGCCTGACATCGCATTAGCACAGGGGAGTATTCTTGTTGGAGATTCAGATGGCAAAGCCGCTGCTATTTCTGCGAAGACAAGTGGACAAATATTGGTCGGCAACGGAACCACAGTGGCTAGTGTCGCTGTAAGCGGTGATATTGCTTTAGCCGCGACTGGTGAAGTGACAATACAAAACGGTGCTGTTGAAGATTCCATGATTGAAGGTCTGAGCGCCGGGCAGATTATTATAGGCGTGGACGGTACGGCGGCGAATAACACAAAGGTTACCCTTTCCGGTGATGTGACGATGGATGCCACCGGCAAGGTAACCCTTGCGCTTCCGAAACTAGTTGCGGCAGATGATAGTGTTACTATGTCGTACGAAGAGAATATCGCCGGTTTGTCTTCGGCGATAACACTGGCGAACGAAATACGCGGTGATATTATCAATCACTTTGGCAACGCCACCAGACACACAACGGGATTACAATCTACTGCCGCAATAGAAGATGAAGCCGACGACCTTGCTTCGTTGATCGCTCTCACAAATTCTTTAATGACATTGTATGCAGCGCATAACGCCGATATGGTTCTCGGTTCGGGCTGGGCTTATCACTCTGCACAGGGCGCGGCGAAAGCTCTTTCGAGCGAAGTCGCTACCACAACTCTTGCCGATTCTATAACCATGCTGAACGACATTAAAGCAAAATACAACGACCACGAAGATGAGACCACTGGCCATGCCGATCAATCCTCTGTTACCGCCGACCAAGTGGCGGCCACTGACGCGGATTATGGCGATACTAATCGCGTAACAGTAGCCAATGCCGCTACCGGAGATATTGTGTTTTGGAATATTCTGGATGACGGAACTAGAGATGTAACCGGAACATCAGCAACAGCGGGGGAAGGATAT